GTTTATTTTTATTTATGGAGAATAGGAGACTCGAACTCCTGACATCCTGCTTGCAAAGCAGGCGCTCTACCAACTGAGCTAATTCCCCGAGGACGCCGAAGCGTCAGACATCACCTTCGACACGATTTTCAGAATAGTGAACATCAAACTCTCCACCAGGATAACGTGCCATCAACTTATCAACGTTCATCTCAATCACTTCATCAAAGGTGGTATCAAGTGCCATACATGCTTGAGCAAGATACCAGCAGATGTCGCCAAGTTCACGTTTCATGTGAAAAACATTCTCTTCATTATAAGGTTTGCCTTGAAGGAAAATCTTCTTCACAACTTCAGTAAACTCTCCAGACTCTGCAGTCAAACCAAGTGCTGCAGTCAGGAGTTGAGTTACATTGCAGTCATTGACTTCAAGTTCACTCAGACGTGCAGCACAAACAGGCCAGTCAAGACTGGGAGGACTTGTTACTTCTTTGACAAACTCAAGGTATTTTTCAGTGTCAACTTTAGTCATGGAAATCTGGGATAAATGGTTCTTGTTGTCTATCGGGTAAAATTTGTTGTGCCGGGAGTTCAAAATCAGGAGCAACCGTTACATATGGAACATCCACTGTCTTTGGTGGATGTGGAAGAAGTATCTTAGCATAGACTGCATCTGGATACATACTCCGTATACATTCAACATCCCTCAAAGTTCCGCAATGTCGTTTAGACTCGTTAGGTAAAGTCATCTCGTAATAATGAGGGACATCAGTCCGTACTATGTCAGAATTTGAATCCATCAAACGATTTCTTTGGTTTTGCTTCTTCATAAGTATACTCCTCCTCTTTGCCACTGTCAAGTATGTCATCTTGTGCAGATTGCTCACAATCATACAAACGCATCTTTGCACGATCAATACCAACCACAAATCTTTTATGGATTGTAGGATCGTTATAACGATTCTTCAACTGCTTCACCATAATTTGTCCAAGCCCCTCAAGGTCATCAGTTGAAATAAGGGCAAACATAAGATCAGCAGTAGCAGGGAGGCCAAAGGACTCACTAGTATCAGTAAGCTCAACGTCAGAGCTACCATAACCAGAACGAGTGGTCTGCGTGGCAGAAACGATAGGGACGTTTGCTTCGACAGCCAACCCTCTAAGTTCTTCAGCAATAGCTTTGATATAGCTATATGAATTGACAGTGCTATTTCCGCGATACCGCGAGGAAGCACATATATTAAGGTAATCAATGAAAATAATATCAGGTCTAAATGATTTCTTAAGTGCAAGTTCATTAAGAAGTGATTTAAAGTGTCCACTATGTGCAGAAGCAGTTGGGTACTCTTTAATAATTAGCGTACCTTGAGTCTTCTTTGCAAGGTTTGTCACCTTATTCTCAAACATTACTTTAGGAAGATCTATGATCTCTTGGATCGGGACGTTGAGAAGGTTGGAATCAATTCTTTCAGCAATTCTTTCCTCTGCCATCTCAAGAGTGATGTAGAGAACGTTTTTCCCCTCCAGAAGTGCGGAAGAAGCAACATGGCACATGAATAGAGACTTTCCGACACCTGTACCAGCAAGAGCGATGTTGAGAGTCTTATTAGGCAAACCACCTTTTGTGACCTTGTTAAAGTATTCAAGATCAAAAGGAATCTTCTCCTCCTTTCTGTGATATGTCTCATATCTTTTTTCATAATCTTGGAGATAATCGTGACCAATGTGAGTGTCAAAAGATACTGCAAGAGCATCTGATAGAATGCTCGGGATCGCATCGCGATCCTTCGTATCGTCCTTTCCATCTGCAAGTGCAATGGACTCCATCAATGCCAGATAAATGGCACGATCTCTACACCACTTCTCAGTAGTGTCAACTAACCAATCAAAATCTGTAGGGACATCCTCAAGATAACTAATGAGTTTAGTAATCTCATTAAAGGTTGTATCATTAATATCTTGACGTTTCTCTACTTCAATACAAAGAACTTCTTTAGTAGCAGGTTGATTGTACTCTGAAACAAAGTTGAGAATCTCCTCAAATACAACTTTTTGTTGGGAGTCTTCAAAGTAGTCAGGTTTGATAAACGGAACTACTTTACGAAGATACTGCTCATTATGCAAAAGATTCCTTAGAATCAGGATTTCAACTTTATCCATTAAAATATAAAATACAAATGTGATTACGAACCGTAACTAAATTCCTCTCTTGCGACTTCATCCAACTTTCCCATCACTTCAGGAGTGAAGTAAGTTTCTGGATTTTTGAGGATCGCCTTAGCATACACCTTTTTGGTTTCGCCGTCAACAGTCATTTCATATCGACCTGCTACATTTTTCCAAAGTCCGCCAATCTCACCGAGTTCAAGAAGACCATAATATCGATCAAGACCACGCTCATCGTAATACAGACGAATCGTAACATCTTTGTTCTCCTTACTCAAACGCGACTTAGCAGTCTTTGCCTTGATAAGGTTTCCAACAACTTCCGTTCCATCCTTTTCTTTCTTCTTTGAGAGATATATGATAGAAGAAGCGGCGTACTTAAGACCACTACCTCCACCCATCTCTTTTGTAGGAACATAAGACCCGATAACATCATAGGTATGATTGGTTACAATCATTGGAATGTTTGCTTGACCAAGTTTCAAAGTCAACATTCTGAATGCACCTTTGACCAATTGTGATTTGGTCATGTCTCTTACTTGTTTATCATCTAACGCATCTCTGATTTCCTTTTCAGTAGATAACATACCCAAAGAGTCTAACACAAACATACATGGTTTGCGTTCATCTTCTGGTTTCTTAAGGTATATATCAACTGCCTTCAATGCTTTACTACGAAACTCTTCGATTGTCACGACATTCACAACAACAAACCTATCCAAATCAATACCACGATTTTGGATAAGTGACTTATTTACAGCTGCCTCAGTATCAAAATACAGGCAATATCCATCAGGATTAGAGTCCAGAAAATTCTTAACCACTGCGAGGCTAAAAAAAGTTTTTCCAGTACTAGACTCCCCAGCAATGGCAGTAATCTTATTCCCAGATACACCGCCAAATATGCTGCCTGAAACAAGTCCATTAAAAATGTAAGAACCCGTGTCAACATACGTTTCAGTTTCATCAATATCGGATGCGAGTTTGGTGTAGTCATCTCCGATTTCCTTTACAATCTCTTTCAAAAAATCCATTACAGCACAAAACCAAATTTTTCACGGACAATCTTTTTGTAAGATCCACCAGGATAATCCTCGCGAATCTCTTTAATAGTATTCAGTTTTTGATAAAGAGCAGCATCACCACCAAGTCGCAATGCACTAACAATGGTGGCAAGTTCTTTATCGTTGATGGGCAATTCCATTAGGAGAAAAATAGTTCTAAGTTTACAGTTTTTTCCACATTCCAACCAATAGCATCAAGGATTGCTTTCAGAGGTTCTAAAAAACTCTTTTCAAATTGTAGATCATAGTCAACATATTTGTCAAGATTAAGTTCTCGTGGAAAGTCTTGAATGAAGGATATAATGTTTTCGTGAATAATATTTGGTTTTTTAAGATAGCAGAACTTGATCTTTTCACCATTCTGAATGAGAGAATACTTGTTTGTAAGTTTATTCTCTTTAATATAATGATTGAACAGCAAAGCTCCGCGAACATGAATTGGAGTCCCTTTAATATAAATGCTAGATGAAGATTTATATTTTACAACATCAGAAGCAGATCTTGGAAAAGAAATCTGCTCTGGGGGCAACTTCTTAAACTCAACACGAGACTTATCAATAAAATCAATAACATCTTCCTCTGTGCCGACCATAATAAGTTTCAAGGCATCTTTAATCATTTTTCTGCATGGAGCAGGTGTAGATGATTTAACTGCCTCAATGCCCATCATTTTCAGTTTAGGTTCAGTATAGGCAACACCTTCACTATTCCATACATTGAGAATATATCGCTTCTTCGCAGTCCAGATTCCACGATCAGCAATATTCTCTCTCTTCATCTGCATCTTCTGGTCATATGCCGATACATACGCCGCCAAGTTGCTGTAGCACTTATCAATGTATGGTTCCAACCTGTCCTCACAGACACTATCAAGTAACTCCACAATCTTTGCTTTGTTGCCAGACTTATTAGCAAAAAATTTATCAACAAGAGGTCCAAGATTAAGATATATCGAATCAGTATCTGATGCGATAACATAATCGATGTCTTCCGTTTGTAACAGTTTATTTAGATAACCGTTCATCTTACTCTCAATCCAACGGATAGAGACTTGACCAGAAAGCGTAATCGCTTCCGCATTGGCCAATTTGTAATAACGGAAATACTGATTACCGATTGCACCATAAGCAGAGTTGAGTGAAATCTTCTTTGCCATCTGGATATTGTTGCAACGGGCAATTTCTTTCTCCAGTGCTTTAGTTGGAGTCTTTTCATAATCCTGCTTTGCCTTAAGCATCTTTTTCTTAAAGATTACACGGTCACCATACATCTTTTCCATGAGTTCTGGTAAAAACCCACGAACATCTTTTCTGTACATTGCACCATTTGCACAGACCGCATTATCTTTATACAGTTCGAAACTTATTTCCTCATTAAGTATCTTATCAACTGTAACCGTTGGGTGTCGTTCCTCGAGTAAGGTTTCGGGGGAAATATTATACTGCATAATAAGATGAGGATACAAACTATTGAGGTCAAAGCTAACCACCCAATCATACTTTCCAGGAATCGGTTCCTTGACATACGCTCCCGCATATTTTTCGTTTTTATCAGAACGAATTTTAGGTGGAATAACAATATCTCTTTTCTTGAGATAGTTGTAGATAATATTGTCCCACATACGGACCTGATAGAACACATCAACATAGTTAACTTTAGCATCATATGCCATAGTCAATGCAAGTTCAATCAGTTTCATCTTGTCTTCCAATCGGTCAACAAGTTCTACATCAACAATATTATATTCAATAAACTTCTGCCATCCTTTAGTATAGAAGTCCTTAAATGTATCAAACTCAGAGTGGTCCAGTTTCTTCTGACCCAACTCCACCTCAGCTATGTAGTCAAGTCGATATGATTCTTGTGCTTTATATGTGAATTTTTTGTATAGATCGAGATAGTCAAGTTGAGTAAGTCCACCAATATCAAAAGTAGTTTGCTTCCTCCCCTGAATAAAAACTTCGCCCTCAGTCACAAGACCCCAGTTGGAGAATCTCTTCATCAACTTCTCACCAAGCACTCTATTAAGACGCTTACAGATATATGGAATATCATATAACTGAATGTTCCAACCGGTCACAATATCAGGAACATCAACCATCCAATAGTTGATGAAATTACTAAGCAGTTCATACTCACTATGACAATTATAGTATGTCACATTCTCTTGCTTATTGGCAAAAGGTTTAACTCCCCAAGTAGTAATCTTCTTTGTATTGTAATCTTGAATGGTGATAGCAAGAATCTCCTCTGATGCAGATTCTACATCAGGGAATCCTTTTTCAGAAGCAACCTCAATATCCAGAGTGACAAGTTTGATTTGACTAATGTCAAACTTAATTTCATCCTCCGGATACTTTTCAGATATGTATTGACAGATATATCGATCATTTCCATAGATCTCAAACCCATCAACATCATCGTATTTTTTGTAGAACTCACGACAATCCCTAACAGTACCAGGATGCACTTCTTCTACAGACTCTCCACTTAATGTCCTATACTTTGAGTCTTTCTTTGTTTTAACAAACAGTTTGGGGAAAAACTCATCCCGATGTTCATATCTTCTCCCATTTTCAACTCCCCTAACGAGAAACTGATTTCCAATCAACTGGACATTAGTGTAGAAACGCATTACTTATTGATCTTGATGTATTTTTCAAGTAGTGTTGGCATTGGATCGGCAAGAGTAATAATCTTGTCCGAATTAATCATAAAGACATCTTGCTGAGTATGATCTAACATCCATGGAGCAAGATTACAATTCTCCCAGATCTCCATAGGATTGATAAGTTTGCAGTCGGGTTGACCAATGTCAGCACCAACTTCTTGAATCTCACTGATCAGTCTCTCGTTGTTTGTCAACAGAATCACTTTGATTATCTTTTCCATATTTTACAATGTCCTCAATGTACATTTCTTTTAATTTAACAGTGGGTTCGACCATAGTCACTACCCAATCAGAAGGAACTGGAATTGTATCTTCTGCAGAAAGAGGGATCCAAGGAAACAAAGAGACCTCATATCCAGATTTTTGAGTTGTACCATCTTGGAGTTCTGGGATCATCTTAGGATCCCTCATCCTAATGATACATGGTCGGTTGAGATAATATCCAACAACTCTTTGTTCATCCCCTTCTCCAAATACCATCTCCTTGACATTTGCAATCATGTCTTCACCTGATTTCAGGAGTAAAAGTTTGATAGTCATAAGTCAGTTTTTCTTCGATTTCATTTTAGCAACAAAAAAGAGGGGTGTCAACTGGATTTGGCCAGTTACCCCTCCGTCCGCGACGACGATATTCAATATTATTTATAGATAATCTTTACGCTTATGTGCTTCTGGAACTATTTTTCCAAGTTCAATATTTAGAAGCCCATCATCAAAAGTAACTGATCTAACTTCCGTGTCTTCACTGAGAGTCCAGGCTCGTGTAAAACTCCGTTGAGCCAGACCCTTGTGAACATATTTCGTTTCCGTTTCCTTATCTTCTTTCTGACCTTCGATAAAGAGTTTACCATCTTGTGTGTATACATAGACTTCTTTCTTCTTGAACCCGGCAAGTGCAATCTCCAACCGAGATGTAACATTATCTACTGAAACTAGATTGTATGGAGGATAACTAGAAGTTGTTTCATGAAGATCAAACACTCTATTGAGGTAATCATCCATACCAATACTATTCCTATGTATACGATCCAGCAACTGATTTATGTTGGCTGCATTAAACCTCATTAATTCTGACATTTGTACTTCTCCTTATAAAGCGAGATTTGATTGTGTGGACCCCGAAGGCATCCAATATATTTATAGCATAAAAATAAAAAAGCAGAGTAGTAATAACCACACTGCTTTATAGGGTGTTCCGACTTTTGTAGAGACCGCACGAAAAGGTCTCAGTCCTATTTATGCCTCTTCAGTCTGCTTTCCTTTCTTACCAATATTATATTTCTGCTCTAAAATCCACTCACCCTTCTCTTTGTAAGCAAGAACTTTGATCTGGTTCAGAGGAGCAATATCAAGCACAGACTCTTCTTTCACAACTGAAATAAGTCCCCAGTCAGCAAGAAGGCGTGCAATGCGATTACGTCTCTGAACATCATTGATCGTCAAGTTGGCGTGCTTACCATCAAGAGCAAACAACTCCTTAAAATGAACAATAAAGTATCTTCCTTGTTTGTGTAGAATGTGGCAACTCTGATAGAGTTTCTTCTCCTTTCGAGATGCAACTCCAATTCTTGTAAGTGTCTCACGAACTTTCAGGAAGTCATCAGGTTCATTCAAAAGTACTTCTACCATTTGGTCTTGTGACCACTGTACCGTGGGTTCAACCGTAGTACTCATTTTCTTCCTCCAGTGTCAAGTCGTTGTTTAATAAAGGTAAGTTGTTCTTGTGTAAGAATTTTTAGAGCCTGTGATGCCTTCTCATTACTATAACCATAGTATTGTTTGACACATTCTAAGTCCTGGACTTTATCCTTACGGAGCCAAGGAGAGAATCTCTTTCTTTTCCTCAAAGTATTTAGATAAAAAGAATATTGCATATCTTTGTCAAGATGATGATGAATATTCATTTCATTAGCAAACATGACACAATCAAGATGCCCAGATAAACAACGATTGATAATGAAAGGGGGATAGTCCTTTACATGTTCTCTCAAGTCTTCTTTATTGAAATTAATCGAATTCAACCAATCCTTCAGTTCCATAATTAAATAGTAGCAATTCCTTTCTCTGTTTTTGCTCTCTCATATATTCACCAACAGACCTCATCGTATAAGTAAGGTCAAACTCAGCAGCATTCCACTTAGTAAAACGATCCTTTACAAGTTGATCTGAATTGTAACTAATCAGTTGTGGCATCTCACATTCATCACAATCAACCGCAAATTGATCATGGTCAAATCCTTTATGCATTGATCCCTTTTTACCATATAGATTATCCTTGATATCATAAGGTGGGTCAAGATATACAAAGGTATTTTCTTGATTGGTAAGAAGATAATCATATGAATAGTTACTTATCTTCCAGTGCTCAATAATCTTTGAATATCCTGGCAACTTCTCAATACCACGCAAACTAAAATTTGAATTAGATGCCTGCTGAGAAAAAGATGAACTTTCAGTGAGACCACTAAAACTACACTTGTTGACAATGTAAAAAGCGACTGCTCTTTCTAAATCAGTTTTATCCTTATCACAAATCCACAGTTTTGCATCATTGAAAAGTTCTCTTGCCTTTTCTGGAGTATTATTTTCCATCTTCAAGTCAACCAGAGCATCTTTCATCTCAACTCCAAACATCTGAAGTTGTTGCCAGAAGTTAACAAGAGGTTCATAAAGATCATTAACCCAAATCTTTAGATGTGGATATTTCTTAGTGATATGAATAGCAACACTGCCGCCACCAAGAAATGGTTCCCTAAAATCACTATAATCTCTCAAGTCTGGAAAGTAGGGGTCCATCTTAGTACAAGCACGAGACTTACCTCCAGGATATCTTAGAGGGGTTTTTAGTGTCTTCATTTATAGATATAGGAATCATTTCCAGCAACAACCTCAATAGATTGAAGAATCCTCAGAATACTTCCTGCCATCAATCTGTAACCACTTCCAACATAGAGTTGCCCAAGAACTACAGCAACAGTAGCAGTCCCCCAGAAAATGTAGTAAAACTTAGACTTAACTTGTGCCTTGACTTTTTCTTTTTTCATAATCATACAATCAGTTTTTTCTTATCGGGTGTAATCAGTTTAGATCCAAACATCTCACTATAACGCTTGGAGACATCTTCCTGTACAGGAACAATGTATACAATATGTTTTTTAGATACAGTAATCTCAGGATTATCCTGATCAATTACTGTTGCCCATGGTGCAAATCCTACACCAGTATTTGTAGGAAGAACTACCAGACCATTCTGAACGGTCACAGTATCATCAGTTTCAGAAACAAGTTCTGCAACTACTTCTTCACCAGTTGTAATACGAAACAGTTTTACATCAATCATTTGAATTCACACTCCACCATTAATTCAGTTAGACAAGCAAGCATATTTATTTCCTGATCTGCCACAAATGCCATTTGATACTGATACTTAGCAAGGCAAAGCACAGCAGCAGGAATACTATTCGGAACCATGGAATCATAACAAGCATCGTAAATACGACGCAGAAGTACAGAAGTATCATTATCCAGGTTGTTGACAACCCATTTACGAACTTCAGGGAAGTCCTTCTCTTTAAGTTTCTTAACCAAGTCATTTACTTTTACATCACTAAAGGTTGCAAGAATGCCAGCATCAATCTTGCCACTTGCAGCATATTTCTGACATTCATTCAGAACACGTCTCCAATCAGGAAAGTGCTTATTGATTAGTTCGACAAGTACTTTTGGATCTGCCTCCACATTCTCTGCCTCAAGTATAAACCTGAGACGGTTGAAGAACGTTGCTGCAAGTTTTGGTTTACTCTTGGAGTTGGTTGAAAAGTCAACACAGGCACATCTGGAATGGAGGGGTCCAATGATTTTGTTTTTGAAGTTGCAAGTGAAGATGAATCTGCAGTTGCCACTAAACTCCTCAGTAAATGCCCGTAGGAGGAGTTGTACATCATTGGTTGTGTTATCTGCCTCATCAATGATGATGACTTTGTGTTTTGCAGACGATGAAAGTGAGACGGTCGAAGCGAAGTTTTTCGCAGTGTTTCTGACAGTATCCAGGAATCTCCCTTCATCTGATCCATTGATGACATAAACGTCTACTCCTAATTGATTACATAATGCTTTGGCAACTGTAGTCTTGCCACATCCAGCAGGTCCTGCCAATAAAAGATTGGGGACTTCACCTTTATCCAAGAAGTCTTGGAAAGTTTTTTTAATATTCTCTGGGAGAATACATTCTTCAATGGTTTTGGGGCGATACTTTTCGACCCAAAGAAATTCATCACGACTCATTATCAAATCCAATCAGGTTTGCGATGGGGAAGTCTAACATAATTATCCTTTACCCATGGTTTAGATGCAATGTACATTTTATATTTGTCGTAAATATCAATACTCACATCATACTTGAACTCATCAGGTCCAGCAAAGACAAACGGTTTAGGACCCTTCCCAGAGCGTCCTGTGGGGTCTCCTGTGGGGAGAATCTCCCTTGCAGCATTCAGAGTCTGGAAGCAGGTGTGAACCCTGCCGTAGCGGGCAGCATACTCGGCACAGAGGGCAAACCCGTGAGCAAGCAACCAGTTCCAATTCATCACGAAATCGTTTGCCCAGATGGTACAGGGGTGATTACGAAAGGCACCCTTCTCAGTAGCATAGGGAGTCCCGTCTGCTTTAGGAAGAGTGCCAAAACCATGACCCCATTTGTCAGAGCATACGATAGCAAGCATCTGACAGGTCTCTAAGGGCATCTTGACGATGTGCTTATCAGGCAATACCTTTGCTGATTCCCAAGGGTCAGGAGAGGTTACGAAGATGTTCATTTGAACCAACCAACAAGACTAAAGATGTAACTTAGTCCCCAGTCTAAGGCAATGGGTGGAAATTCGTCAACTTGATTATAGACAATTTGTCTAGCTTCTAAAATTCGTTGTTTTCCAATAGAGTTGATATTTGCCTTTGATGCTTTGAGGAATTCATGTAGATCTTCACTGTTTCCTTGCTTGAAACCGCTGACATACAATTCACGAACTTCTCTCATAACAGATTCAGTTTCCTTAGAGAAAGTAACTGTGCCACTTCTGAGGGGGATTTCCATTCTCTTCATACACCCCATAGAAAACTTCATAGCATCTCTGGTTTCTTCAATGGTGAGTGCATCTGGGTCTTCGTCGCGAAACATATGTTGAATGACACCATTGCTACACTCAATTACACGAAGAATAGCAAGTTTATCTTTCTCATCGTCTGACATATTGTCAAACACATCTTCCCAATTTTTCATAATAAAATAGTAATCACTCTAAAGGTCTAATGAATTCATTAGAAATGATGTCAGTTGATTCTAACATCTTCTGCATATATTCTACACCCTTTTCTGGTGTTGTATGATCTCCACAAGTAAAAGCATCACATACAGCCATACTCTTCTCTGGCCAAGTATGAATGCTAATATGACTTTCAGCAAGCATAGCAATACCAGTGAGACCTTGTGGATCAAACTTATAGACATTGAGATTGAGGAGTGTAGATTTACACTCCTTTGCTGCATTGTAGAGAACCTTTCTCATATAGTTCTCATCCTCCATTAGGTCAACATTACACCCTTTGAGAGTAAAGAGGATATGTCTCATCAACCAAAACTGGAATCAGGTTCCAGAGCAATATAATAGATCAAGTCATGATTCTTGGAGGTAAACCTTGAAAGAAGTTTCTGAGAAACCACGACTTCATAGGTTCCAGGAAGAATCTTAATATTCTCTACTTTGAAGTTGAAGGAGAAATCTTTATTGGTTTCACCAACAACAATAGAGAAATCATTGGAGGTGTCATTCTTCTTGTCACGAATAACAAGTTTGACTACACCTGCTTCACCAACAGCAGAAAGGTCTGGAAGTTGATAGACAGCAGATGCTTTCAATAGTTTTTCAAGTTGCTCAGTGCTCAACTCAAAGCAAACATCTTCTGTGGGAAGATTGATTTCTTTATCTGGAGGAGTCACAATGACATTAGGATCAGCAAAGAAATACTTAGAGCGAGACTTACCCTCACGAATAACAACATATCCGTCTTGAGCAAAATCAAGTTCAGGACTTCGATGAAGACTCAGACCATTAAGAAATTGATTGAGATCATAGATACCAAAGTCTTTTGTAAAATCCTCAGATACAGTTGCCTCAGCAAGAATGTTCTTCATCACACTGATAGTCCTAAGTTTATTACCCTCTTTGAATAATATGGACTGGTTGATAGAAGAAAAATTCTTCAAGACAGAAATAGTTTTATCAGAGAGTTTCATAGAGTTTCGAATTTTCATCACTGAGGGTAGGTTTCACGATTTGCATTTTTATCATTGAAATGCATCAGGAGCACAGCATAATGCATAATCTTCATAATGTCACGCCTTGCTGTGCCTTTCTTATCATATCTAGAAGCATACTTTAGAATATTGGAGCGACAGAATGCTTCACCATCACCGCAGGCTTCAATAAGATCCAGAGTTTGAATCTTATCATCTCCTGCTGAGTAGTGGGCATTATATGTATCAGAAATATAATTGCTTAGTTCTTTGAGGATTTCATCCTCACTATACTTGAAACGATTTGGATTGCTGTTAGTCATATTCAATTCATCATACAAGAGAGACCAGGAGTTAGTCATATTATATCAGGACTTCACCTCCTCGTCAATGGGCATCTGGAAATCAGCATCAACTTTATCATACAGTTCCAAGAATGCTTGCTTGGTTTCATCATCAAAACGATTCACACAAACTTGGATTGCCTTTGCCTTATCCTGGAAGATGCTGTATGCCTTCACAATGTGGACCAGACGACGAGTGCTGATGATTTCCTCAATACCACCATCATAGAAGGTCTTGCGAATAATATCTGCCCAGTCAGACAATCGCTTACAGAATTCAGAATCAGCACAAATCTTATTGAGAATTTTCTGCTCAGTAGCAACTGAAGGATACTCTTGCTCAAAAGTTACAGGGAAACGCTCAAGGAATGCCTCATTCAGAACATTGGTGCCGATAAATCGACCATCATCAGAACCCTTTCCTTTAGTGTTAGCAGTTGCGAATACATTGAAACCCTTTTTAGGAGCAACCCATTTGCCAATTTTCTTTAGGAAAACTCCATTACCTTCAAGGATAGATTGGAGACAAAGAATTTTATTTGAGGCAAGATCAATCTCATCAAGAAGCAAAATAGCACCTCTCTGCAGTGCTTCAATGACAGGTCCATTGTGCCAGACAGTCTCTCCACCAACAAGACGGAAACCGCCAATCAAGTCATCTTCATCAGTCTCTACTGTGATGTTGACTCGAATGAGTTCTCTACCGAGTTGGGCACACGCTTGCTCGATAGAAAAGGTTTTACCATTGCCCGAGAGACCCGTGATAAACGTAGGGTAGAATAAATCGGACTTAATAATTTTCTTAATATCACTAAAGTTGCCAAACTGGACGAAGGAATCATCTTTCTGAGGAATAAGGTTTTGTTCAACTGCAGGCATTGCTGCAGGTCCATTATAAGTGACTTCCAATTCTTCCACAGTTTCTTTCGTTACTTCAAGATTCCACTTACCACGACTAACTTTATAATCAGTCAGTTTGTTGGTGATAGTCTGATAACTAAAATCATTCATGCTGCAAAATGCTTTAATCTCTGCAGAAGTCACAGATTCGCCGTAGGATTCGCGGAGACATTCGATGATGCGTTCTTTGGAGAGACTCATTTGCTTTGTTTGAACTGAAGTTATTATAGGGCATGAAAAAGGGGTCCGAAGACCCCAGTGGTCACTTTCCAGACCGTCCATACTTGTATCTTAGAGCCTGAAGACACCATGCTTGATGTAAAGACTTAGGACCATTCTCAAGAATTTCCATTACTTTAGGATCCTTCTCTGATGCTTTCGCAATTTCTTTCCAGTTGTCTTTGTATTTGGTCATGCTACAAGAGTAATAAACTCACCGAGAACTTTTTTATTTAGTTTTTTTGTCTTCAAAGATTTAATGAATGCGGACTTGATCTTTGCTTTAGTTGCACCATCATCAACTTCAAAATCAGATTCCTGTGAAAGTGAGGTTGAAGAGATACCAAAGTATGCATGATATCCAGATTTCTTGATATTGAAACTACGCAGTTTCTTCCAATCATTCAGAAGTTTGATATACTCATCAGAGTTTAGAGAATAAAATCCTTTGAGGAATGCTGAGGCATCCCGATTCTCAAGAACACGAATGCCAATAAAGTTAACTGTAGGAAAGTTATCGCGAAGATTTTTAAGCATCATGTCGGAAAATTTGTTCCATTCGTAAGGAACTTTATAAGTATTGCCAGTCTTACGATCTCGAAGGAAAGTAATTCCACCTGGAAGTTGACGAACTCCCATAAAAGATTTGGGATCCCAACGATTCTTAATTTCAACATGACTAGTCAAGTGTCCTGCCTCACCATCTGTCAGAACGATACACTGAACTTTTTGTAGTTTATTCTTTTTCTGAAACTGAGGAAGAATTTGATGAAGACTTACAAATGCTTCATTTAGAGGAGTTCCAGAAAGACTTAAACGATTAGGAACAGAATAAGGTGATCCATAAAAATTAGAGAAAGACTTTGCAATTCTCCAGATGTTAATCATCTGATGCTCAAGTTGTTTACTATTTGTCCTGCTAGTAAAAAGATTCATCATAGAAAATCTGCTATCAACAGCAAGGAGATTCTCTTTCCTCACATAGGACCAAGCAAACTCTCCAGTATCTTCAGGAAGTTTCCACTCACATGTGAATGCATATACCTCAAATGGAATAGATACTTTCTTACAAAACCAGACCAGATTATAAAGTTGCTTGATGGTATCAGGTAAGACTTTACTCATAGATCCACTCCAATCAAGAACAAAAATCAATCCATGATTCTTACCGTCAGGAAGAACAGAAACTTTCTTGAACAAATCTTCATTGTATTTGTAAGTATGAAGTTTGGATGTGTCAAGAACACCAGTGCGGGCAGTTGTAGCACGGGCATAAGAGTCTGCTGCCTTACGACACTCAAACTCTTTTACAAGATAGTTCACTTCTTTCTGTGTAGATCTTTTGAACTTTTTGAAATCTTGATCCACACTTTCAAAAATACTTTGTGAGATATTAATTTTCTGATTATTGAACCAAGTATCAATCTCTTTGTGAATATCATCATTGTCAGCAATGATGTGCTTCAAATCGACTTGAGGAATCTCAACATAGATATTTTCATGTGAATTATCATTGATAAGATTCTGCAGAT